GTAGAATGTATTATCATATCATTATTGACCGTGAGAATCCACAACAAGGCATTAAAGAACTTCGGTACATCGACCCACGTAGATTACGTAAGGTTCGTGAGATGAAGAAACAAAAAGATGAAAGAACTGGTGCGGATGTTATGCAACCAGTCAATGAATATTACATATACAATGACAAGGTTGTTAGTGGCAGCGCATCAAATTTTGGTCCTGTTGGTGTTCGTATTACAACAGATTCTATTATTTCGGTGGTGTCGGGTCTTATGGACTCCCGCCGTGCGGTTGTTCTAAGTTATTTACATAAAGCAATTAAGCCTCTTAATCAATTACGTATGATAGAAGATGCAACAGTCATTTACCGTATTTCTAGAGCTCCAGAACGCCGCATTTTCTATATTGATGTTGGTAATTTGCCAAAATTAAAAGCGGAACAATATCTGCGTGATATTATGGTCAAGTATAAAAACAAACTTGTCTATGATGCCAACACAGGTGAAGTACGTGATGACCGTAAATTCATGTCTATGATGGAAGACTTTTGGTTACCACGTAGAGAAGGTGGCAAAGGCACAGAAATTACCACACTACCAGGTGGACAGAACCTAGGTGAGCTAGAGGACGTTAAATACTTTCAGAAGAAACTATATGGTGCCTTGTGCGTTCCAGTCTCCAGGTTAGAACCTAACCAAGGATTCTCACTCGGTCGTTCATCGGAAATTACTCGTGATGAATTGAAGTTCTCCAAATTTGTTGATAGATTGAGAAGTAAGTTTTCGGATGTATTTAATCAAGCATTACGTGTCCAGTGTGTACTAAAAGGTATTTGTACAGATGAAGAATGGGATTTGTTTAAAGAAGACATTCATTATGACTTCATTAAAGATAATAATTTCTCCGAATTAAAAGAAGCTGAATTGATGACTCAAAGATTGACTTTACTTCAATCAGTTGATCCATATACAGGTCGTTATTTCTCACAAAATTGGATTCAACAAAACGTGTTGCGTTTGACTGATGATGAAATTGCTGTAATGCAAAAAGAAATAGATAAAGAAAAAGAAGACGGACTCGGATTACCTGTTGCAGTAACAAACGATGTTGCACAACAACAGATGATAGGACAAGTTCAGACCGATCAGATGGTGCAGCAGTCGCAATTAATGCCTGAACCCGCAGCAGCTGGTGGTTCCAGTTCTGGTGGTGGTAGTTCATCATCAAGTAGTAAAGCAAAAAGTTCCGGTGGTTCAAAATCAGTTAAAGGTGACCTCAGCTTAGAAGAAGTTGAGACAACATTTACCAGATTGAAACGCATTTTATAATTAGGAGATAACAATGGATAAAGCAAGAGAAATAGTAGACTACGCAGAAACAGATAACGCAATCGAAATGCGTAATGCATTATATTCTGCACTACACGATAGAGTTAGAGCTCATATTGAAACACATAAGGTAGAAGTTGCAAAACAATTAATGAATCCAGATGATGCAACGACCGAAGATGAAGTTGTAAGTGCAGATGAACCTGCTACAACAGAAGCTGAATAATTTTGACACTGGTATAAATATTATTCAAACATAACAGGAATCACAAATGGCAAATTCATTTTCATATCAAGTCATTAAAGACACAACAGAACATGCCGTTATTAAGTTAACAGGCAAGTTTGATGGTACTGGTCAAGAAGACAACCAGGCCAGAATTACAGCTAACACATTATATGGTGCATTAGATAGTTCGAAAGCAAACTTACTTTCATCGACTGCAAATACAGGTCCGTTATCTTATTATGGTTTAGCTTTGAATCGTTTATGGTACTCAGGTCCTAATAATGGTGATGTTAATTTATTTTGGCACGCTGATACAACTACACCAATATTCATGTTGAATGGTAGCTGTGAATTTGATGGTCAAGGTAACTGGGTAACAATACCAAACAACACAAAAGGAACAGCAAACTCCAGAGGTGATATAGGTATTCAAACTAGAGGCATGGTCGCAAACAACTCATATACATTAATATTAGAATTACGTAAAGATAATGAACACTATCAACGTGGCCAGTTCAATGATCCAGCTGCGTTTAACTACGGTAGTTACGGCATAAGACCATAAGGATTAAAATGAAACTCATACGAGAACTTACCGAATCGGTACAATACTTAACGGAAGAAAAAGATGGAAAGAAAACTCTTTTCATTGAAGGTCCGTTTCTAGTCGCAGAATCAGTTAACAAAAATAAACGCATGTATAGAGAAGAAACGATGCGTAATGAAGTTAACCGTTACAGCGAAGAATACATTAATAAAAATCGTGCCTTTGGTGAACTGGGACATCCAGACACCCCATCCATTAATCTTGACCGTGTGTCTCACTTAATTGTTGGCCTACGTCAAGAGGGAAATGCTTGGATAGGCAAAGCAAAAATTCTTGAAACCCCTATGGGTAACATTGCAAGAAACCTTATCGAAGGCGGCGCACAACTTGGTGTGTCATCTAGAGGTATGGGTTCTCTTAAAATGGAAAACGGCATCAATGTCGTTCAAGGAGACTTTCATCTGGCCACAGCGGCAGATATTGTAGCAGATCCTTCTGCGCCTGGTGCTTTTGTACAAGGTATTATGGAAGGTAAGGAATGGATGTTGGTTAACGGTATATGGACCGAAGAACAACACGAAGTTGCAAAGCAAGAAATTAAGCAAGCATCTAGCAAAGAGATTGAAGCCGTAAGCTTAAAAATCTTTGAAAACTTCCTTAAAAAACTTTAAATATAAATATCCAATATAAATCAAGGAGATTCTCAAAATGGGAAAATTTAATCTGACAGACGCCGCTAAATCAATTCTTACAGAAGGCGCAAAAGAAAACTTTGAAGCTTCTGTAGCTCGTGGCCACCAAGAAGGTTCATCTAAACTACCTACGTCTGTTGCTTATGGCACAAAAGATGTTGGTGAAGTTGCTGGTGAAATCAAAAAAACTGATGACGAAACTGGTGACTACACAAAAGGTACACCAACAGCAACACCTCCAGGTGCAAAACCACCAGTTGGTTCACAACCTGCTGAAAAGTTGTCAGGTCCTGCTGACTCACAAGGTTCTGAACACAAAGCTGTTCAAGCTGCAGCAACTGATTACAACGCAATTCGTGACCGTATCAAAGCTAAACTTGCACCACAAATGATGCAAGCAAATCCAGGTGCAACATTCCAATCTTATGCTGAAGAAAAAGAAGAAGCAGAAGAAGTTGTTGCAGAAGAAAAAGAAGGTCATGAAGATGCAGCAGAAGACAAAAAAATGATTAAGTCTATGATGAAGAAACAAAAAATGAAAGAACAAATGGACCAAGACGTAGGTGCATTACTTTCAGGTGAAGACCTTTCAGAAGAATTCAAAACAAAAGCAACCACAATTTTCGAATCTGCCGTTATTGCTCGTTCACAATCCATTATGGAAGAAGTTGAAGAAGCATTGTACGAAGAATTTGAAGTGGCTGTTGAATCAGTTAAAGAAGATTTGGCTAAGAAGTTGGATGATTACATCAACTATATGGCCGAAGAATGGTTCAAAGAAAACCAATTGGCAATCGAAAAAGGTCTACGTTCTGAAATCGTTGAAGATTTCATTCGTGGTCTAAAAGGTCTATTCGAAGAACACTACATTGACATTCCAGAAGAAAAAGTGGATGTTGTGGAAGAATTGACCACAAAGGTTGAGGAATTGGAAACTTCAGTCAACGAAGAAATTTCACGTAACGTTGAAATGAAGAAACAAATTAACGAATTTAAAAAGACAGAGGCTATACATACAGTATGTGAAGGCCTGACGCAGACACAAGTAGAAAAACTAAAATCACTCGCAGAGACTGTTGAGTTTACTACTGAAGAAGAATTTGGTCGCAAACTAGAAACATTGGTAGATTCATACTTCCAACAATCAGTTAAAGCACCAGTTAGTTCTGCTCTACATGAAGCTGTAGAAGTTGAGGATGAAAAGAAGCCAATGGCATCTACTGATCCTGCAATCGCTCAGTACGCACAAATCATCTCTAAATCATTGGCTAAATAAATAAACTTTACCAATAAAAGATACTAATAAGGAGAACATTAATGTATCTAACCGAAGAACTACAAAAGAAATGGGCACCAGTCCTTGAACACGAAGGCCTAGAGTCCATCAAAGACCCATACAAGAAAGCTGTTACAGCACTTGTTTTGGAAAACCAACAACGTGAAATGGCCGCAGCATCACAACAGTTGAACGAAACTGCTGTATCTTCTGCACCAACAAACGTTACAGGTTCTGGCATTTCTAACTACGACCCAATCTTAATCAGTTTGGTTCGCCGTGCATTGCCTAACTTGATTGCTTAT